CTAGAGGCGGATTTCGATGATGGGGATGTTGGGGATTGCGCCGTGGGTGAAGCCTTGCAGGGAGATGTCGAGCTTATCGGTGTCGAAGCGGACGGGGACGTCGAACTCGAAGCCAGCCGTGATGGTGGAGCCAGCCGTTGGGATGTGGCCTGCCAGAAAGGTGACGAGGCCGGTCGCGGGGTCGATGGCGACGCTGGTTGCGGGTTTGGGTACACCGTTGACCGCGATCAGCACGGTGCCGGCGACGGGTTTTGCAATGGTGCGGGCCCAAGGTGCGAACGCACTGCCATAGGTTTTGATGAGTTGGAACGTGGCCCGCGTTCCGTTGCCGGTGCCGATGGTTTGGTCGGTGGCCGTTGGTGCCTGGGTCGGCGGGCAGGATTTCCAGTCGGCATGGTCGCGCCAGCGAAAGCCCGTCAAGCGGCCACGGCGTTCTTCGAAGAAGCCGATCACAGCGTGCAGGTCGTCGATGGATTTGACGCCGTAGCCCGCGTTGTAGGTGCGGCGGCTGTCGGCCCAACGCGCGTTGCGTTCCTCAAAGCCGGACCCGAGGGTGACGACGTCGGTGCGCCGTTCGGGGCCGCCCTGGCTTGCGCGCGCGATGGCGGTGGGAAATCTTACGTCATGGAATAACATGCTGGCCTCGAACCGTGGATGGCTTTAGTCGCTGCACGAGTGGGGCTAGCCCCACGCCCCACCGGGGAGCGCAGCTCCCCGGACCTCTTAGCTTTTTGGGACTTACAGATTGCGTTGGCCGAGCGCGACGGTGCGGGACAGCATGGCGGCACTTGATATCTCACGCTGGCTGATCCTCGCTCGCGCTCGGGCCAGCTCCGATGGGGCGCGCGACGGCGCGCGGGTCGCGTTGCTCCCGGCCCTAGCGGGCAAGGAATAGGTCAGAGATTGCGTTGGCCGAGCGCGACCGTGCGGGAGAGCATGGCGGCACTTGTTATCTCACGCTGGCTGATCCTCGCGTGCGCTCGGGCCAGCTCCGATGGGGCGCGCGACGGCGCGCGGGTCGCGTTGCTCCCGGCCCTGGCGGGCAAGGAATAGGTCACAGGTTGCGTTGGCCCAGCGCGACGGTGCGGGACAGCATGGCGGCACTTGATATCTCACGCTGGCTGATCCTCGCGTGCGCTCGGGCCAGCTCCGATGGGGCGCGCGACGGCGCGCGGGTCGCGTTGCTCCCGGCCCTGGCGGGCAAGGAATAGGTCACAGGTTGCGTTGGCCCAGCGCGACCGTACGGGACAGCATGGCGGCGATTTGGGTTTGGCTGCGGGCGAAGCTTTCGGCGTCGGTGGCCTGGACATTGAACGTGACGTTCATGCCCGATGCGGCCGGGGCCTTGCCTGACCGGTCGTCCGGGCCGCCTGCAAGGGGCACAATGGCTGCTGCGCGGCGCCCGGTCTGGCCTGCGGTGACGGGAAAGGCTGCCGGGCTTTGAATCAGGCCATTGCTGGCGAAGGGCGACGGTAGGCCGGTGGCAGGTGCGCTTCCGGTCGACAGGCTACCGCCGCTGAGCAGCCCGGTCACGAGGCTGCCGAGACCGTCCGTCACCGGCTTAAAGGCGGCATTGAGGACCATCTTCGACAGGCTGAGCGCAAGGGTGGCGAAGACGTCGTTGAGGCTTTTGCCTTTGAGCACAAGGCCGTCAAGCGCGGTCGTCAGGGACGCTGAGAACTGCTTGCCCGAGAGCTGGACCTGCTTGAGCTGGTCTTCGAGGCCCGACGTGTCGGCGTCGATGGCGACCGTCCAGGTTTCGAGGGGGGCTTTTTCCATGCTGGGTCTTTCTTTGGCCTCACGCGCTGAGGGCGCTCCGGCGGGGCGGCGCACGAGCGCCGGGTCGCAAATTTGCTCCCTAAACCCTGCGGGTTTGGGTTCGTAGCCTCACGCGCTGAGGGCGCTCCGGCGGGGCGGCGCACGAGCGCCGGGTCGCAAATTTGCTCCCTAAACCCTGCGGGTTTGGGTTCGTAGCCTCACGCGCTGAGGGCGCTCCGGCGGGGCGGCGCACGAGCGCCGGGTCGCAAATTTGCTCCCTAAACCCTGCGGGTTTGGGTTCATAGCCTCACGCGCTGAAGGCGCTCCGGCGGGGCGCGCGAGTCGTGGAATGCGTCGCTCCGCGACGACGCGCGGGTCGCAGTCGCTCCCCGACGCTGGCGCGTCGAGAGTGATGACTTAGGGTCAGTCGGGGAACTGGATCATGAGGGCTTTGAGGCAGGCGCGGGTTGGGCGGTCGGCGGAGGCGGCGGCGGGGCCGAGCACCGCACGCGCGGCGGCGGCGAATTCACGTGGCGTGAGAGCCCAGAAAGCGCGGGACTCCAAACGCAGGATGCCAAGGCCCACCGCCATCACCTCGTCCCAGGGAAAGGGACGGGTGCGGGCACCTCGATGTCTTGGTGTTCGGTTTGCTGCCGCCCCTCACCCTCGTTTCGCTGCCGCCCCTCACCCCAACCCTCTCCCCGTGAAGGACGGGGAGAGGGGGTGAAGGTTGCGATCAGAAGGCGGGCGACGATGTCGATGACGCCGGGGATGCCGTTGGGTGTGTGCATGCGCGCGACCGTGGCATCGTCAATGTCATGCCCCGCGCCGCGCAGGCCCGCACCTATAATGCGGACGCAATCGCGGGCGGAGAGTTTGCCGCCCTCGAAGCGTTGGGCGAGGGCGAGCATGTTTTCGTCGCCAAAGGCTGCCTCCAATTCGGCAAGCGCGCCGAGAGTGAGGCAGAGCGTGTAGGGCGTGCCGTCGAGGATGCCCTCGATTTCGCCGCGATGAAGATTGGGAATAGAAGGTCTCCTTTTTGTGTCTCACGCGCTGGACGCGCACTGGCTGGGCGCGCGAGTCGTGGAATGCGTCGCTCCCTGACGCTTGGCGTCGAAAAGTTGGCACTTGCTGATCGTTGTCGTGGGAGGCCACCTTCGCGGCCATGACGAAAAAAGGGGGCGATTAGGCCGCCGTGAAGGTGATTTCGCCGGCGGATTCCAGGGCGATGTCGAAGGCGACTTCGCCGTCGTGTTTCCCGCTCAGGTCGAAGCTGTTGATCTGGAACGGGCCCTGGACAGTGCCGAAACTGGGGATCACGATCTGCCAGGGTGCAATGGTGCCATTGAAGACGTGGGTGCGGACGATCGCATCGGAGGCCGCGTTCTTGAAGATGCCCGATCCGGTGACACCGGCGGATTTGCCGCCGCCGCCCGCCAGGAGTTCGCGCCAAAGGCCTGCGGATTCCGATGACGTCACGTCAACGGTTGCCAGGTTGAAGCTGATCTTGCGGGAGCGGATGCCAGCCACGGTCGTGTATACGCCGGTGCCGTTCGCGTCGACTTTGAGGAGGAGGTCTTTGCCTTTTTGTGCGGTCATTATTTATCTCACTTTGTTATGCCTCACGCGCTGAAGGCGCTCCGGCGGGGCGGCGCACGAGCGCCGGGTCGCAAATTTGCTCCCTCGACGCCTATGGCGTCGCTTTAGTGGGGCATGCCTCGGCGCTGCGCGTCGCTTTAGTGGCTGGTGTTCCTACGCTGCGCTTCGGGCAACCTGCGACGGCGCGGCGGACGGCCGCCGGGTCGCAAATTTGCTCCCTCGACGCCTGCAGCGTCGCTGTTGTTTGCCTCACGCGCGGCGGCGCGTGAGGCCACTAAACAGGTTCGGTGACGGCGCGGAAGCGGACGAGGGCGCGGTAGGTTTCGTTGTCGGGTTCGCGGCGGGCTTCGGTGAATTCATGGCGCAGATTGATCAGGCGATGGCCGTCGAGGGTCAGGGCTGACTGGTGGAGCGTGGCGCGGACGAGGGCTGCGATGTCGTGGACTTGCTTGCGTCCCGACATACGGGACCAGACATGGAGGGTGAGTGTGTGCTCGCGGCCATCGTCGGTGCCCGTCGACCAGTCGCGTTCGATGGTTTGGCCGAGCGACAGGTAGGGGTAGGGCGTTTTTGGCGGCACGTCGTCGAAGACGCGCGCGGTGCCGCCCGTCGCGGTGGTGAGCGCGGCGTTTGCGGTCAGGGCGGCGACAACGGCGGATTGCAGGGCGAGGCTGGCGCTTGCTGGCATGGCGGTGGTTCCTCTTTCAGTCGTGTTGCTCGACGCTGACTCGGGGCTGCCGCCCCAGACCCCGCTCGAGAGGGACACCCTCTCGAACTCGCCCGTTTTTTGGGACGAAGAAAAAGTTATGGGTCCAGGGACATGTCCCTGGCCGGGGTGTCCGAGGGGCGGTCCGCTGCGGTCGTCCGAGCGCCTATCAGCGAGGACGTGAATCGCAGAGGCAATAAGAATGCCCCTCGGCTTCGTGAGGCTGGGAATGGACTCGGAGTTTGTCGCTACCCCCACCCCTAACCCCTCCCCGCAAGGGGGAGGGGAATCGGATCGGACCGAGCGTCACCGCTGGGGCCTGCTATGACGTGCGGATGGTGGTGATGATCGGGAGTGGGGACGGGTCGTCGGGAGATGCCGGGCGGAGGGAGGTCAGCTTTTCGGCGATGCGGGCGAGGGCCGTTGCGAGGGCTGCGTCGATCAGGCGAGACCGGGTGGTCGCTGCGCCGATGCGAAGGGTGATGCGGGGAATCATGTGACGTTTTCCTCGCAGCGGCATTCGAGGAAGCGTTGCCGGCTGGCATGGTCGAGCACGGTGCGGATCTCGAATAGGCGGGTGCCCAGGCGCAGGCGGTGATCGGGGGTCAGGCCGTCGCGATGGCGAAGCCAGATGGTGTGAGTGATACGGCCAGCCAAGCGGTCGGCGTCGGCGGATTCGGTGCCGCTGGTCGCATTGAGCGAACCCCAGACTTCGGCGGCGAGCGCATAGGTCAGGGTTGCGCCGCCTGCGCCGTCGCTGGTGCGGACGGGTGCTTCCAGCGCGAAACGGTGGAACAGGTCGCCAATGGTGGGCGTGGAATTCGAGGTCACAGGCGGGGCCTCCGGTAGGGCATCAGCAGATCGGATACGGCTTTGGGGATGGCGGTCTGAGGCTCGCCGATTTCGATGGGGTCGCGGTGCTCATACCAATGGGCGACGAGCAGGAGCAGGGCCTGGCGGATGGGCGCGGGGACGTCGTCGGCGGTCGGGCCAAAGCCTGCCGTTAATGTGATTGCGATGCCGTTGGCGGCGGCGGTCACCACGGGCCAGAGCTGGCTGACGTTGACGACGCGGGCGGGTGGCCCGGCATCAAGGACCGTCGCGGATGGGGCGAGTGTGGTGGACGTGCCATTGGCGGCGATCGTTTTGACCGTGGTGACCGCGACGACGGGATGAAGAGGCAGGGGGACGGCGTTGCCTTTCGGCCAGGCATTGAGGGTGAGCTGCCAGGACTGCGTGATGAGCGCGAGGCCAAGGGCTGCCTCGATGTGAAGCCGCGAGGTCAGGATCAGGCTGGAGATGAGAATGTCTTCATCCATCGTATCGACGCGCAGGTGCGCCTTGGCTTGCGCGAGCGTGATCGGCTCCGTGAGGGGGCCAGCGATAAGGACGAGCGCCATGGGTCAGCCTTGCGGTTTGAGGGTTTGCGACGGGGGTGATGGGGGGGCGGGACTGCTGTTGCGCGGAACCGGGTGGATGAGGTCCGGTGCCGACGCGTCTCAACGCACGTGCGACTCGCAGCGGATGGCGGCGCGCGAGCGGCTAGCGGAGGAGCAGTCCCGCCGAACCTCGCAAGCGGAGGAGGGACACTTGCGAGGTGTGGGGATGGGGTTTGGGCAAAGAGGCGCTACGCGCTCGGGACAGGAGAAGGCGCTCGAGAGGGACACCCTCTCGAACTCGCCCGTCGTTTGGGACTTTGAACCAAGGTCCAGGAGGTCGGAGTTTGTTGCCACCCCTCACCCCAACCCTCTCCCCGTGAAGAACGGGGAGAGAGGGACGTGGGCGTGTACGTGACTTACGTGACGCGTTAAGAGCGAAGCGAACCGGCGGTCGTATGCCGACCTCGCGGCGCTGCCCGAGAGCCGCGAGGAACGGCAGCGTGAGCGGATTAAACGCCGAACTTGAGGAGCTTGATGGCGTCGAAGTCGGCGACTCCGCCGCCGACGCGTTTGGTGGTGTAGAACAGGACGTACGGCTTGGCGCTATAGGGGTCGCGCAGGACGCGGATGCCGACCCGGTCGACGATCAGATAGCCACGCGAGAAATCACCGAAGGCGATCGAGAACGAGTTGGCTGCGATGTCTGGCATGTCTTCGCTTTCGGCGACGGGGTAGCCGAGCAGGGTTGGCATCTGGCCGGGCTGGTAGGATGGCTGCCAGAGGTAGTTGCCATCGACGTCCTTGAATTTGCGGACCGCGCTTTGGGTGGCGCGGTTCATGACGAAGTGGGCCGAGGCGCGGTAGCCAGCCTTCACCGCGTAGATGAGGTCGATCAGTTTGTCGGACGGGTTGGCAGCGGCAAAGCCAGCCGATACGCCGGTTGAAAGCGTGCCGAGTTTGCCCCAGACCCAGGCTGAGTTTGCCACCGTATCGTAGACGAGGAAGCCTTTGGGCTTGTTGATGCCGTCACCGGTGACGAAGGCTTTGCCTTCCTGAGTGGCAAAGGCGATCTGGACTTCCTCCGACAGCCACTGGTCGATGTTGACTGCGCTATCTTCCAGCAGGGTCGGGGTCGCGGCCGGCATGGCATAGAGTTCCATGGTCGGGAAGACGGTTGCGCCCAGCGTCGGGGTCACCGTCTGGGGGCGGGCTGCCGTTTCGCCGACCCAGCCCGTATCGAAGCCGGTCGTCGCGTATGGGCGTTTGTAGACCGCACTCGATACCTGGCGGACACCGGCGATCGCGCGGATCGGCGAGATGTTGGTCAGCGAGCGGTTGATGGTCGCTTCGAGTTCGGCGGGAACCAGATAGCCGCCATCGGGGTCGGAGGCAGCGGACAGGGCTTTGGATTCCAGCGAGCGGAGCGTCGCCGTGTCGCCCTGGCGGACATAGCCGTCGAACGCCGACTTGTGGGCAAGACCGGTTGCCGATTGCGGGGCGCTGCCGCCGATGACCGGGCGTGCGGCCTTCAGGGCCATCTCGTCCATGGCACGTTCGATGCGGGCGAGCTTTTCGTTGGTGACGACGTCGCTCGACGAGCGGGCCGACAATTCGGCGAGGCGCTGGTCGTTGGTCGCTTTGAACTCGTCGAAGGCGCGCATCATGTCGGCGATGCTGTCGGTTTCGAGGGACTTGGTTTCAAGGGTGGGGATTTCCAGCATGCAGGGTCCTTATCGGGTTTTCAGGTGTTGGCGCGGATAGAGGCGGTCAGGGATTGAATGCGGCGGCTGAGGGGATCGTTTGCCGCTGGGCTTGAGGAGCGGGGCTGCGCCTTGACCGACGTGACGCGAGCACCGGGCAACATGGGGAAGGTGACGACCGAGATTTCCCACAGGTCGATTTTGGTCAGACGGCGGAGGCCGCCTTTAGCGGTGCGGTTCGCGCTTGAGGCGCGGAAGCCGATGGAGAGGCCGTCGATGGCACCGGAGCGGAGCAGCGCGAGGACGTCGCGGGCCTTTGAATTATCGATGCTGAGTTGGCCTTCGGCATAAAGGCCGCGTGCGTCTTCACGCAGGTTTTTCCAGATGCCGATGGGTTGGGCCGGGTCATGCTGGAACAGGAGCTTGACGCCGCGCGGGCCGCGCCGGGCGAGGCTTTCGGCGAAGGCGCCGGGCGCGATGATGTCGTTGCCCATATCGGGGGTGTCAAACAGGCTCGCGTAACCGGTGAAGGTGCCGTCGGCGGCGAGGGCCATGCTGGCGGGCGGGATGGTGGATTGCGGCGCGCGCGGGGGCGCGGCCGCTGGAATAGAGCGGGAGGTGAGCATGGGCTGGGAGGGTCCGTGTGTGGCGGGGGGAGGCGCGTAATTGAGGATGCGTCATCGGAAAGAAAGCATGGGCGCTGCCCCATACCCCACCTAAGGCCTGAGGCCTTAGGGAACCCAAATTATAGGATGTGGCCGGGTTTGGGGCCGTATCCGGCGGCGTAGCGCTTTTCGTCGTCGGTGAGGAAGGATGTTTTTTCGAGGCGGGTCCAGAGGGCTTCGCGTTCGGGGGCAAGCGCTTCGATCTGGTCGAGGTCGGGGAGCAGGGTGAGGGCGGAGCCGTAGGCGGGGCTGAGCCAGTCGGCGAGGGACCGGGCGGCGCGGGTGGCGAGGGGGATGACGGTGTTGCGCCAGAACGTGCGGTTGGCTTCCTGGTAGTTGGAGAAGGTGTTGTCGCCGGGGATGCGTCACCGCAGAGCGGTGCTCCGCACCGACGCAGCATGGGGGGGACGCCGAGGGCCAGCGCGATCTCGCGGGCGGCGGCGTGCGCTTTGGGTTGCACTGCTCCGCAGCGACGCGTTGACGAAGTCGAGTTCGGCGGGGGTGAGCGAGAGCGGTTTCCAGTCGAGGCCGCCTTCGAGGAGGAGTGGGCGGCCGGCGTGCTCGTTGACTGGTCATGCTCCGCATGAACGCACCTTGGAAGCCTTCCTGGAGTTCGTTTTTCAGGCGCTCGAATTGTTCAGGCGACAGGCGGCCTTCGCGGGCGGCGTAGACGAGCGCGCCGGACGGGCGGGCGGCGCTGCTATTTGTTAGTCCAGTGGATTAAGGTCATTCTGCCTCATCAATTCCAGCGCCACTTTAGCAGCAGCATACGCTGCGTGCCAATGCGACGACTTAAAGGCGGCGCTATAGTCACCCGACTTACCGACTTGATAAAACTCAACCAACGCGCTTCCTAAATTTTGGACTGCCACTCGCTCGCTTGCATTATAAAAAACTACACCAATCCAATCCTCGTTCCCGCTCTGTATATTGATGTCGTCTAATATGAAATCATTCACAAACATCTGAGCATGCCAACCAGCAGCAGCATCCGCATCATTAAAATTCTTTGACCCCAAAATATCGTACAATTTAATCATTTCTGTTAAATATTGAATTAGCTCGTTTCGCATCATCACATATTCCAACAT